CTATTAGTTTGTCATCGAAGGTTTGGCAAGACCGTATTTGCCATTAACGAACTGATACGTTCAACGATAACGTGTCAGCAACCGAACCCACGTTTTGCCTATCTAGCCCCGTTATATCGACAAGCGAAGGCGGTAGCGTGGGATATGTTAAAGCATTACACCCGACCGATACCGGGGATGCAGTATAACGAGGCGGAGTTACGAGCAGACTTCCCGAATGGCGCAAGAATCTCGTTACATGGTGGGGATAACCCAGACCATCTCCGGGGTTTAGGATTTGATGGCGTGGTGTTGGATGAGTACGGGCAAATGTCGCAAAGATTGTGGACAGAGATTATTCGCCCTGCATTAGCGGATAGGAAAGGCTATGGCATCTTTATCGGTACACCGAAAGGGTATAACTCCTTTTTCGACCTCTTTGAACACGCCAAAGATGATGACGACTGGTATGTAGCCATTCACCGGGCGAGTGATACAGGTTATGTCGCAGAGACCGAGTTGGAAGCGGCACGCAAGCAAATGTCGGAGGAGACTTACAATCAGGAGTTCGAGTGTAGCTGGACGGCGGCAGTACAAGGGTCTTATTACGGCCGACTGCTAGAAGAAGCGCAAAAAGAACAACGAGTGGGTAAGGTCAACCACGACCCCGGTTTATTGGTCAATACCTGGTGGGACTTAGGCATGGGCGATGCGACAGCGATTTGGTTTGCCCAAAAGAACGGCGCAGAGATACGTTTGATTGACTATTACGAGGCGACAGGTGAGCCGCTCAGTCATTATGTGAGCGTGTTAGAGGACAAGGCCAAGGCAGGCGAATGGAAGTACGATTCGCACGTTTTACCGCACGATGTCAGGCAGCGTTCAATGGACACCGGGCGCACACGAGTCGAGGCATTAGAGAGTTTAGGGATAACGGTAGACATTGTGGCACAGCACAAAGTCGAAGATGGCATTGAATCCGTTAGGCGTAACTTAAAGAACTGTTGGTTTGACGAGTTACGGTGTAAACGCGGGTTAGATGCGTTACGCCAATACCGGGCGCAATATGATGAAGTGAGAAGGACGTTTCGATTGAAACCCGTACACGACTGGGCATCTCATGCGGCAGATGCTTTCCGATACGGTTGTATGCACGTTCCGATGAAGTACGAGTGGCAACCACTAGATTATGAAAATTCAGGTATCGTTTAAATGGCAAAAGCAAAACCAATCAGTGACGAACAGATCGCATCGATTTGTCGTAGCGAAATAGATTCAGCGTCAGGTAAAGCAGCGGGTGAGATATCCCATGAGCGTGCGGTCGCGTTGGATTATTATCATGGTGAGCCATATGGTGATGAAGCGGAAGGCCGTAGTCAGGTCGTTACTCGTGAAGTCATGGAAACAATCGAGTGGATACTGCCGTCATTAGCACGCATATTCACCGATAGCGATAACATGGTGACGTTTGACCCGGTGAATGAGACCGATGTTGAACAGGCCAAGTTAGAGACTGAGACTTGCAATTATGTATTCTGGAAACAGAACCGGGGATTCTATAACACCTATACGTTTTTAAAAGATGCGTTACTAAGTAAGACGGGTATTTTAAAAATCTATTGGGATGATTCTGAAGAAGAAACCAAAGAAGAATACGAAGGGCTGGATGAAATGCAATTAGGGCAGTTATTAGCTGACCCGTTTGTAGAACGAGAAGTATTGAAGGCCGAGCAAGATGAGCTAGGGCTTATAAACGTCACGTTAAAGGTAAAGGAAAAGTCTGGGCAGATTAAGATTGAACCTGTACCGCCTGAAGAATTTGGGATAGCACGTTACGCTAGAACCCCTTACGTTGAAGATACCAATTTTTGTTACCATCGCACGCTAAAGACGTTTACTGAACTGGTGCAGATGGGCTATGACATTGAAGTAATTCGTTCATTGCCTTATGACGAAGCCGCGCAAAGTGAAGAAGAACTGGCACGAAGAAACAAAACGGACGAAGAAGAACCGTTTGACTATGTATCACAAGAGTCAATGCGTAATTATTGGATTACTGAGTGTTATGTGCGGTGTGACCGGGACGGTGACGACATTGCTGAACTATTACGGGTAACACTAGCAGGCGGTCATTATACGGCAGGCAGTAGTCGTTTATTGGGTATCGAGGAAGTAGACCATATGCCGTTTGCAACCGTAAGCCCGATACTAATGCCTCATAAGTTCTTTGGTATGAGCTTGGCTGATATCACAATGGACTTACAACGGATTAAGTCAGTGTTACTAAGACAAATGCTTGATAACACCTATCTAGCCAATAACAGTCGTACCGCCGTTAATGATTCGCACGTTAATATGGACGACCTGTTAACTTCACGACCTGGTGGAGTAGTCAGATATAAGGGTGAAGGCACAGCAAGCCAATATATTACACCGATTCCACATAATCCTTTACCCGCAGAAGCCTATTCGATGGTTGGGTATTTGGATGATGTACGCAAACAACGGACAGGCGTAGGAGATGAAGTCGCAGGGCTTGATAAAAATTCATTAGCCAATGTGAACACAGGGGTAGCAGCACTAGCCTTTGACGCGGCACGCATGAAGATTGAACTTATAGCACGCATTATGGGTGAAGTAGGGTTCAAAGATGCGTTTCGTTTAATTCACGAATTATTGATGAAACACCAAGACCGCGAACTCATGTTAAATGTAGCAGGCAACTTCCAAGCAATTAGACCGTCAGAGTGGCGTAAACGTCAGAATACTACGGTGAATGTGGGTACAGGCACAGTGTCCAAAGAACGGCGCATGATTGCCTTAGAAACGGTCATGGCTAAACAACAGGAATTAGTTCAGGGTGGTGCAATGGGTACATTAGTGCAACCACACCAGATTTATGAGTCATTGAGAGATATGGCTAAAGAGATGGGGTTACAACCACAGCAATACTTTACTGACCCCAGAACCGTACCGCCTCCACCTCCACAACCCGATACGCAAGCAGATTTAGCAATGGCACACGCGAGAGCGTTAATGATGGACGCAGAGTCTAAGATACAAAAGAACCAAGTCGATATGGCAAAAGCGCAAGCGGATATGCAAATCAAGCTCAAAGAAACAGAGCTAAAACAGCAAGAGTTAATGTTAAAAGCGGATATTGAACGCATGAAAGCAGAACTCACCAATATTCAGCGTGAAACGGATACCGATCAGAAAGTGGCTAGTCTGGAACTAGAGATGGATAAACAGGCAACCGCACAACGGTTAGAAGAATTGGAAATGCAATTAAAAGCAGTCGAGTCCGAGCGAGAGCAGGAAATCGATATTTATAAAAACCAGATGAACAACCTCACCAAGTTAGTCACTGAAGAAATGAAACACGATGGTGAAGCAGAAGAATCCGGGGAACTAAAGACGTTAGTTAACCAATTAATGACCGAGAACGAACAGCTAAAAAAGAACATAGAAGCGTTAGATGGCTCAGAAGGATAAAGAACGCGCTTTCAAGGCGCAACAAATCTTAGATAACGAAGTATACCAAGAGTCAATCAACGCTATCCAGAATCAACTCATTGAGGCGTGGCAACATACGGCAGTTTCTCAGCAGGAAGAGAGAGAGAAAATCTATCAAATGCTGTTAGCAACGAGACAGATCGTATCGCACCTTGAAGATGTAATGACAACCGGAAAAATGGCAGAGATGCAGGAGTTAAATAATGGCTGAACAACAAACTTTGAGTATTGAGCAACGTATAGACCAAGCAATGGCTCCCCCGCCTCCAGAGGGCGAAGGGCAAGCACCTGTAGAAAATACACAACCTTCTTTATTAACGCCGGAAACGGCAGAACCCGTAGAGCAAGCGGAAGAAGTGGTAACAGAACCCGTTGCTGAACAAGTACAAAGTGAGCAGCCAGCAGAGGCAAGCGAACAATCGAATGAAGGCGTAAGCGAAGAAGCAAGTGATGCGGAAGAAATCAGTTTAGAGACATTAGGACAGTTAGCCGAAAATATCGGTGTCGAAGTATCTGACCTGTATAAACTATCTATCCCATCAACGGATACGAGTACAGGCGAACGAGTTGAAGTATCGCTTGGTGAACTTAAAGATTCGTTTACCGCACGAGAGCGTTCTTCTCGTGTAGAACAATCCGCTAAAGAAATGAAAGAGCAGTTAGAAGCGGATAAGATACGAAACGATCAATTATTTCGGCAACAGTCTGAAACCCATGCCGCAGCATTAAATCAAGTCGATCAGATGTTAATGGCAGAGTTTAACAATGTCCCGTGGGATAATCTGAAAGCAACAGACCCTACCCAGTGGACAATTAAACGACAGGAATTTACTGAACGGCAAGCCGCTGTTCAGAATATGCGTCAACAAGCCGCCCAAGAGTATCAAAACCGGATGGCTCAAACGCAACAAACACAACAGCAACAGATGCAGGAAATCGCTACGCGAGAGCAAGAGAACCTGTTAAGAGCGTTGCCCCATTGGAGAGATAACGAGAAACGTCAATCTGAGCAAGGTAAGATGCGTGAATATCTCCTGACTGCCGGATATAGCCCTGATGAAGTAGACCAAGCGTATGACCATCGCACGATTGTGTTAGCACACAAGGCGATGCTGTTCGACCAGATGTCACAGAAGGGTAAAACGGCGAAGAAACGGGTCGTAAAAATTGGTAATAAAAAAGTTCTCAAACCGGGAGCTAAACAGACCAAAGCACAGACCCAACAGGATGCAGAAGCACAGTTGAGAGCCAAATTGAAAAAATCAGGCGATCATCGAGATGCGGCTGCTTTGATATCACAACGATTAAATAGAGGATAGTAATATGGCAGTTCCAGCAGGTTCATACCAAACTTATACGGCTATCGGTGAGCGAGAAGATTTATCAGATATTATCTATGACATCTCGCCTATGGATACGCCTTTTCTTTCAAATGCGGCACGCGAAAGCGCAACCGCAGTATTCCACGAGTGGCAAACTGACTCTCTGGCAGCAGCTTCGGCAACGAATGCGAAGATAGAGGGTGATGATGCGACTACCAATACCGCAGACGTAACTTCTCGGCTCGGTAACTACACGCAAATCAGCACAAAAGTGCCGAGGGTAACAGGCACGTTGAGAGCCGTTGCTACAGCGGGTCGTGCAGATGAGTTGTCTTACCAGATTTCCAAAAGAGGGCGCGAATTGAAGCGTGACATGGAAAGCACTTTGTGCGGAAATCAGGCCGGGACTGCGGGTGGAGTAGGCACAGCTAGAAGTTCAGCAGGACTTGGAGCTTGGCTTTCTACTAACCAGGTTAAGCAAGGTGCTGATGCGACTACGCCGCCTACTACTTCAGGTGCGCCTGCGGCTGCTCCGACAGCGGGTACAGCGGCTACATTTGTAGAAGCTAATCTACAGGCAGTAGTGAAAAGCTGTTGGGACAATGGTGGCGATCCGGGTGTGATTATGTGTGGCTCGTTTAATAAACAAGCTGCCTCCGGGTTTGCGGGTATCGGTACACAGTATCGTGACGCACAACCTAATGGTGGACTCGCACCGGGTTCAGTGATTGGCGCAGCCGATATTTACATATCAGACTTCGGGCAGCATCAAATTGTTGCTAACCGATTCCAGCCTGCCGCAACAGTGTTTGCGTTAGATATGG